ATAATGAAGTTTTGATACAGGTTGAAAAGGCAAAACCAAAAGGAGTTGCAACAAGAGGTATAACATCTCTTTACTTCGACTGGAAACGTAACCGTTATTATGAAAATGCAAATCAATATGCGTTTGATCACGAAAAGGAAATTATTTCTGCAATAGTTCCAAATCAGAATTTTGATTTGACACCAGAAGATATTAGTAAAGTTTACAGCGATGAAAATCCATTTTAATGAAAGACGAGCAATCAGAATATTATAAACTGCAGATTGAAGGGTGGCACTTGTTCTACGAGAGTTTTATAGAAAGCTCTATTGCAATTGAAAATTCAAGAGGTATTTTATTTGATATGCAACATGAAGTTTTAATAGCTGGCAAGAAAAATCCATCAAACCCTAAATTGTTGGAGACTGAAAAAAGATTGGCTTTCCTTCATCTTAATTTTGATATGTTGGAAAAATTAAATAATAGGTGCATCAATTTACAAAGACAATTGAAATCAAAGGTTAGTGAAAATCTTGAATTGATGGATCAGAATGAATTATTAAAAAAAGAAATCGAAGTAATTAAAAAAGCATTTAATGAAACTGATAAGTAAAGACGGAAGTTATCTGAGAAACTCATTTGTTTCAAAGGGCATAAAATGGAGTATAATTGGTTCGCAGTCTAATGGAAAATTATTGGAAACGATAGATACATTTGTATCAGAAGCAGGAGCATATCAATCTGCAACAAGATTACAGTTGATCAAACTTCAAGAACAAAAACACATAAAAGCAATAGAATAATGAAAAAAACAATTGACACCAGGCTATTTGCTTTAAAGATTATTTCTAGAATGGATCAAATACATAGAAAAGAAATGCATCCATCAAATCCATATATCCATGAAGTTAAGTTCATTGAAAAATCAGCAAACGATATTGAAAAGGCAATTGAACGCTTTGCAAAGATTGCCGGATTTCTTGCGGAGCGGACCAAAGTGCAGGGTAGGCAAATGGAAGCGAAGTACAAAGACACTCCATTTGGCAGGGTTCAAACTCAACAGGCTAAATTTGTAACTGGCACCGGACGTAAAGGCAGCTCGGATATGAAGTTGCTGATACCTAATATTGGTTACGTTGCGTGCGAGATCAAATTTGGTAGGGATACCCAAAAGAAAGGCCAGATTAAATACCAACAGGATATTGAAAGAAACGGAGGAATTTACATTATCGTTAAAACGTTCGAGGAGTTTTTAATTTGGTATGTTTCTAAGTGTGGAAGGCCATCGATAATGCAACAAGCGATCGATGCACTCAAATAGTCTCATCATTGTTACATACAACCGAATGGTAAACAAGTTAACTTTGGGGAATGGAAGTAGCGGAAAATGTTTCCGAAGCGCACGGAGTAAATCATTGCTAGTTGGTATCGCAGTTCGAATCTGCCTACTTCCAGACAATCCAGCTTGCATATTTAGTTATAACTGCATGACAATCGGGAAAGACCGATATTTTAAAATTATAACTATGACTGAAGATTACGCATTCGCATTATGCTTTTTACTATCATTAATTTTATTTATAATATTCCTAATCATCACTAGAGACAAATAACAAATGAAACTAATCCTACCCGCCTTAATCGGCATCGCATCATTAACCGCCTCAGCGCAGGTCTACCAATCGGGTAAATACAAGGGATCACCACGTAGCTCCGTAACCGTTACCGACACCATAACCGACAAATACCAGTCAAACGGCTTCTGCTGGCTCGTGTTGGCTTCGGGAGCTAAGATTAATGTTACTGCCCAATCCGAATACGATCGTTCGACACAAGGCTCTATTTACAGTCAAAAGGTTTTTAGGATAGTTACTAGGAAATGGAGGAAAAGCAATGGTTAAGGCTAGCGAGTTGAGGATTGGGAATTTGGTGACTGATGAATTCTTTGATTCGTTTAAAACATTTATAAAAGTTGAATCTATCAACGATAAAGGTATTAACCTTGAAATTACTGATGATTGTAACTGGTCTGAATTAGCGCAACATTTTATTACTCCAGAATATGAGTTTAGCCAATTAAGAGGCATCTCCCTAACCGAAGAAATACTTTTGAAGTGTGGGTTTGAGAAGAACGGCAGAGATTACGAAAATTGTTCTAACAATGGTATCGTTTTTGAAATAAGATTTGTTTCTGATTGTTTTTATTTAGTAACACAAGAAGAATGGGGTTACAACGGCTTTCTTTACCTACACCAACTCCAGAACCTTTACTTCGCTTTGACTGGTGAAGAACTAAATATCAAACCCCTATTGCAATTACAAAATAAAGATTAACTTTGGGGTATGAATGATTTCGGCAAATTCGACAATAATAAAAAGAAACTGCTTGAGGGCCTAAAACTATATAGGGGAATTATTTCTTCTGCTTGCGAATTTGCTAACCTAGATAGACAGACTTTTTATAATTACAAGTCTGATGACGAGAAGTTTGCGAAAGCTGTAGAGGAAATAGATGAGGCTTCAATAGATTTTGTTGAGGGTAAATTATTCGAAAAGATTAACGGATGGGAAAATGCGGTATTAACAAAAGAGGGTTATGTTGCCTATGACCAACCTCCCAGCGACACCGCAATTATTTTTTACTTAAAAACCAAAGGTAAAAAAAGAGGCTATAGCGAAACATCTCAAGTAACCAACCTCAACTACAACGCAGAAGTTTCTTCTGAAGAAGCGAAAAAAATCAAAGAAGCATTGGATAGTAAAATATGACCGAATACGAAGTGAAAGAATTAAAAGTCGCCCATGTAGCATGCAAGGACGACTTTATTTTTTTTGTAAGGTACTTTTTCAAAGCTCAGTATAAACGTAAATGGGCCAAATGGGATCATTTGTATCTTATCGCCGAGCAACTCGATAGGATTATAAACGGCGAAATAACTAGGTTGATCATAAACATAGCGCCTAGATATGGCAAAACCGAATTAGCTGTTAAGGCATTCATTGCTTACGGTTTATGTCTTAATCCATCCGCTAAATTCATTCACTTATCATACTCTGATGATCTTGCTTTAGACAATTCCGAAGCTGTCAAAGATTTAGTTGTATCAGAAGAATATCAAAACTTATTCCCGTCAGTAAAACTTAAACAATCATCTAAAGCTAAAAAGAAATGGTACACAGAACATACTGGCGGCGTATATGCAACTTCAACAGGTGGGCAAATAACAGGTTTCGGCGCTGGTTTGGTAGAAGAAGATAATGAGTTTGAAGAAACAATTGAAGGATTGATTGAAGCTAGTGAAAATACTTGGTTAGGTAATAAAGCAAAATTTGGTGGCGCCATAATCATTGATGACCCGAATAAACCAGATGATGCTGATAGCGAAACATTAAGGAACCGAGTTAACGAACGTTACGATAGCACGATTAGCAACAGGGTAAACAGCAGAAATACGCCAATTATTATTATTCAGCAAAGAACTCATGAAGATGATCTAAGTGGTTATTTAATCCGTAAACAGCCAGATTTATGGCATGTTCTTAGTTTACCGTCAATCAAAGAAGATGGAACAGCGCTTTGTGAGCAAAAACATACCATTGAAGAATTGCATGCGCTTGAGTTGCACAACGATGTTGTTTTCCAAAGGCAGCACATGCAAAACCCAAAACCAAAAGCTGGACTTTTATTCCCAATCCAAGATTTACATTTTGCCGATATGGAAAGTTTACCAGCTTTATTAGATCCAGATTTTACTTACACTTGTGCCGACCCCGCCAACTTAGGGGGGGATGATTTTGCTGGCGGGCCATTCAAACTCCTTGGCGATAAGATATATCTTACCGAAGTAGTTTACAATACAGAAGGAGCAGACCATAACGAATTGGAAATGGTCGGAATGATTAAACGAAACAAATCAAAATCAGTAGGAATTGAGGGTGTAATGGGATGGGTTGAAACAGCTAAGCGCATTCGTGAAGAGTTGGATAGAATAAATTTTGATGGTGAATTTCGGATTCTCAGGCCTAGAACTAGCAAGCCAAGTAGAATATTGAACAGAGCTTCTTTTATTCGTAATAATTTCGTATTCAGATCGGATTGGGAGCAATATCCGCAATATGCTAAGTTTATGAGAAACCTAACTTCTTACCTTAAAATTCAAGAAGCTGGCAAAGGTAATAAACATGATGATGCACCAGATTTATGCGAAATGGCAGCGACTTATTACGAACAAAATTTTCCTCATTTATTTGGCATGAACAAAGTTTAAATTATTATGGACATTGAAATATTTAATCCCTTGAAACCATATCTGCATAGTAGTAATAATCTAGGCGATATTTATCATTTACCAAATGACGGCAGTTTTATTATTGATGAATTCGAAATAATGAAAACATTTATAGGTTGCCAAATTAATTACAAACCAAATATCATAGAGGTAATTGTAATTCATAAAACCGCTTTTCACAAAAATTAAATTATATTTGGTATTATTGCATAAAAAATACTTGAATGACCTGGTATAATCCAAACACATGGGGTGCTAAAGAACTTGAAATAAGAGACACTTCAATAGAAGTTCCCGAAAAAGTATTTATTGAGCATGAACATTCGCAAATACCTGGCGGACAATATGAGTATTCCGAAATAGAACCTTCAACATTTCGTGGAGGATATGACATTGAAGATATTCTTTACGGCGCTTATGGTCGTCAAAACTTTATTACTCTATTTTATTGCCTACCAGAAATATTTGCTCCAGTAAATGAAATTGCATCAAGGGTAGCAGAAGCAACGTGGCAATTGTGCTCAACGTCAAATGACGCAGTTGATTATAAAAATAAAGCATTTAATAAATTATTTGAAAAGCCAAATCCTTTGATGACAATGAAGCAGTTTGTTTGGCAATCTGTTTGTTACGATATTTTAACCGGCGCTAACTTTCAGTATCTAAACAAGCCCTCAACACTTCCTGATCAATTGGATAGTGTCTTGTCTTGGTGGAACGCACCAACCCACCAAGTAAATATCGATAAGAAAAAAAATGTAGATATTTACTCCGCAACATCATTGGATGATTTTGTAAATAAATTTACCGTTTGCGAAGCTGGCAATAAAAGGGAAATGGATATTAAAAATGTTATTCCTTTTATAAAATTCGATTTAC